CAATTTATATTTGTATCTATTAAGTACTCCTGTAAATTACTCCTCATTTTGCTGATTATATCGGCACAAATAGAATGCTGATCACTTGTCACATCGGTTTCAAATTCTCCCTCTTTTCCTGACTTATCCAAAAACCAAAAATTAATAGAATAAACCTGCTCCCTCCCTGCATTTAAACCGCCTGAATTAATGGTATAACAAGCCAAAGGAAAGGTCGGCTGATCATCCCAATTTAACCACTCCACTGGACTGGCGAACCTTACTGTCTTTATCATTGCGTGACTTGTCAGCAGGTCGTTGATTTCCGTTACTACTTGATTGTAGGTCATTGAATTTCGCTTTTACTTTGTCGATGTATTCTTTTTTATATCCTTTCATATTATCTATAAACGAATGAAAATACTTCCCCTGCCATTGTTACATCACCTGTTGGCAAAGTTACAGTGCCATTCACAATCTGCAAATATTGAGTGTCAGCAGTTGGACTTGTAGTTACTATCTTTCCAAGGCCCGACCTCATAGCCACAAGTACTGTCTTTCCATCCAATTCAGCAACAATAAAGGTTGTCTGTCCTGCTGTAGCAGTATAGTAAACCGCATTTACTTTTGTGCTATTAGCACTGTTTAAAGAGTATGATCTGTCTTTGTAATCACCTATAAATATAGGACAAGTGTAACCCTGTTTAGTAGGGAAAATAACATCAACACCACTGGCAGGATTTAAGTATTCATCGTATAGCTCGTAGTTCTCCTGAAGATATTTAATCATTCTTTTATTGTAGAACTCGGCCATTGACTGATACTTCTGTTCTAAAAGTTCCAAATCTGACCTACTCGGAGTGTTGCTTTCCTCTGATGTCTTTTGCAGAAAACCCTTTGAAAATAACTGATAACCCATTGTCATTGGTAACATTGACATAGTAAACCAAATCAAAGCATCGGTGATGTAGTTATCAATTAAATCCTTTTCATCATTATTTAAGTCGTTACTATCAATGCCATCCTGAAGTCGCAAGTAAAGTGTACTTCCAAGTACTGGCTGAATGTGTATATCCTGAGCTACCTTAATCATAGGAAATAACTGTTTGCCATCAATAGCATTCGATGCTCCTGTCCTTTCCTTAAATGTCTGCTCTGTTATGAATATGATATTTTTGCTCATGTCTTATTTTTTCCTTGTTACGATGTTTGCCCTCCATTCATGCCTACATTGATATTCTATGTCTCCGTTGTTATTCCAAAAACCACCGCACCTGTCAAATACTGAATAACCAAATCTCGCACTCAAAGTTTCAATATCTGCTCTTGAATATAGTTTGTCCGACTCCATCAGGGCCACACAAAAAGGTCTGCTATGTGATTTGTTTTTGTCGTTTCCTGGTACATTGCGCCACTCGTATGAGTATCGTATCATTAACTTTTGCACCTTGCTATCTTTTCCAGGTAACTCGGATGCAGGCTTTAACACCTTAGTTTCAATTACTTTATCAACTCCGACTTTAACCTCTTTAACGCTGATAATCTTATTATCAATCAATCCCTTAATCGCAGTATTTACATCGTCTATATTAGCCTTTAAACTCTTAGCAATAACTTCGGGAGTAATTTTTTTATCCTTATCATAAAGGCCCAATATATTAGCTTGCAGTTGGTCTATTTCATACTCATTTGCAAAGGTTTCAAAGTGACTTAAAGGAGTACTCATTAGGATTTCAAAACTATCTCTACTTTCTCCAAACTCTGAAAACGCTTGTATCAAAGTAATTTCAGGATCAGCACTAAACTTTTGTACTTCATCATCAGTCAGTGGACTGTCATCTATTCCTAAGAAAGTATTTACATCATCATCGGTAAAACCAAATCCGTTTTTGAGCATCAGTGATGCCTGTTGCTTAGTTAGTTTTCCGTTCCCGAACTGCCTAACTATCCGCATGACATTTTGATACTGTCTGCCTGATAGATTTTTTATTGCTTCATTTGATTGTTGAACTGGTGCGCTTAGTGAACCAGTAGCAGTGCTTAGTGAACCACTTGGAGTAGTTAGTGAACCAGTTGCTGGTACTAACCCTGCCAAACTTCTTATTTCATCAGGAGTCATTGATTCAAGAACCTTGTTCGCCACCAGTGGACTCAAAGCATTGATATTATCAGATACTATTTGTGCCTGAGTTTTTACGTTTTGGTCTAAAGGTTGTTTACCCATTACCTCACGGATTTCATCCTTTGTCAAATTCTGACTAACAATACTTTCTCCAAATTCAAAAGATAATGGTTCTAAAGGTTGTATTTTAAATTCTCCCTGCTCACCTTTTAGGTTTCTAAACTTAGTTATTATTTCCTCAATTACTTGTTGTCTGTCATTAACGTATGTCTTAGAGAATATCTCAAAGGCATCACGTAATTCGTTTCTCTGTCCTAATGATCCAGGAGTAGAGATACCAAAAAGAACAGGTGAGGTAACCTGATGCGTTGTTAAAATCTCGCTTTGAATTAAGGTATTAACATTGGTGAAATCTTCTTTGGTCAGCATTGAACTACCTAAGTCAACAATATCAGCAGAGTTTTCTTTGCTCTTATTAAACATGATAACCACACGCTTACCTTCACTACCTGTAAACTTCTTTAACAAACCTTTCTCAACTTCGCCTTTATGCTCCTCATTGATAGGATCACCGTTGTTAAGATTGATAAGTTTAGAACCCGAAAACCCTTGCTTTGCATTTCCTAATAGTGAACGACTGACCTCGATGTCAGCTTCAATCATATTCAAACCCTGATAGTAAGATGGCAAAGGGTAAATGTCTGAAAGTGGATTGTACTCCTTATAGTAATATATCTGAGCACCTACTGGATCATTCACATCAAATGCAGGATAAACTCTTTCTTTTTCACGACTATTATACCAATCATTTTTTACATAAAACTCTGTCTTTTCTGCATTCGTTCTTACCTTATGAAATTCGATGTGGTAAATATCTTTAATCTTCTTTTCTCTATTCCAAATAACCTGAAAGTAAAAACCCCTATAAAGTTCATCGTCTTTTACTACCTTTCTCAAAATATCATTCCAGGTTTCCACTCCATTCGCCTGACCTGATTCCTCAAACCCTTTACCGTATATGTACGTACACTTGTTTTTAACAATACCGCCATGCTTTGGTGACTCACTAAATAAATCTAAAAGGTATTTAGGATAGTCATTATTCATTCCGAAAGTCACCCATCCCTTTGTCTTATTCTCTACAAACTTCGGCTTCTGTGCAGTGTCGAATTGTAAAACAATATGCTTATAATTATTTTCCATTTTTATCCGTTGTATGTTTTGAATGAGTTATTTTGCTCATCATATTGCATCGGCTCGTAAGTGTCCGCAGGATGCAAATACATTAACCCTGTTTCAACTTTATTCTTTCCGACTGGACTTGTTCCGCTTGATGAAGCCTGCTCATAAATATCGTAAGTCCAAAACCCTGTTTCTGCATTTGCAAAGTTAGTGTTTACCACAAGTGAAAAGTAATCGTACCTCGCTGATGTACTTGCATTCGCCTTTACAAAAGCGACCTGCTCACTCGTTACACGATTTGTAAATATAAAAAGAAAGTACGGATTTGTCAGCAGACAATTCTCCGTACCTGTAAAATAAACATTTTGCGTTTCGCCTTTTGTTAGTACTATCATGACTTAAAAAACCCCGACTTTTATCGGTCGGGGCTTGTATTATTTATTAACCCAATTAAGAGGCTAATTTTCCTGAAATGATGTTCTCAGGGCAAACAATGAAATCTTCTGTTTCCTGACTTGAGAAGGTACACATATATCCGTTTCTGTCACCAAGGGCAGTACCCGAACCTGCTTCAGCAGTATCTAAGAACAAACCAAATTTTGCTCCATAGAGCCGATAGATACCGTCACTTTCCAGCGTCACAAACGTGCATGTGTTTTTAGCAAGTACGTTGATAAGGTTTCTTACCGTAGCACTACGACTATTTATAGGGAATGATACTACGTGTGTGTAAAAGAAAGTGCCATTTTCCTGACTCGCAGTTATGGCATTGGTAGCAAAAGCAGTAGCACGAGGCACTTCTATTTTATAGAAAGTTTGCCCTGATGGAGACATCGTGATACCTGTTAAAGTACCATCAGTTACTCCGTAAGATGCTATCTTACTCTTTTCAATTACCCAAATTGTTTGGACACCTCCGACTGATTCCCGACAGTCAATAGTATATCCTGATGATATTGCACAAGGCATAATTTAAAATTTATTATGTTAAAAAAGTAGGGTGGCAGAACTTAATCCACCACCCAAAATATTAAACCAAAGAAGTAGCTTTGAACTTCACAACCTCCGAAGTAAATCCGACACCTGCAGCTATTTTAAACTTACAAGTGAAACGTACTTCTTCGTTTGTTTCATCATAGCGAAGATTGTAATTTTTAGGATCACTCTCCAAATCAACTGCAAGAGCCATGTTAGCTACACTCATTCCATAAGCATCGTAAGTACCATTCAATCCGTTTACAGGCTGAACTTTTATGCTTGTACCCGGAAGAACGAATGATTGAGCATTAACGTCTTGAGGATTGTAAGCAAACATATTCTTCTCACGATAAGCCAAGATTAATGAACGATACCAGTCATAACCTACGAAGATAGTAGCATCTTGCTTAGAAGCAATAGCTGCAGGTAAAGCCTTGTAAACAGCTTCAGTAGCTGCGATGATGTTACCGCTTGTAAGAGCAGTGATAGCACCTGTAGCACCATTGTAACCTGATACGTTAGCATCTACTGGAGAACCTGCATCGATGAACTTGATAAGACCGTTAAACTTATTAAGGTTTACGTTTCCTGAACCTGTCAGAGCAGAATCACCTTGCCACAGAGCAGTTTCAATCTGAGAAGCAATCAGAGCATTCTTCTTATCCAAATAAGCCTGAATCAAAGCAGGAGCTGAACTCTCATCCATTACCGCACCTTGCTTCATAGCTTCTTGATAGAAGTACGTTTCCAAAGAATCCAAACAAAGTGACTCCTGAATCTTGATGTTACCTACTGTGATAGTAGCTTGACTCATGGTAGTGTCACCACTTGAGTTGAATCCACAAGCGTTAGTTTGGAAAGTTGCTTGAGTTTCCATGATAGGAATTGCAACTACTGATTTCGCCTTTGGAATAACGATACCTCCATCGAGGATGATTTGTTGTGTTTTAGCACCGAAAACTGCTGAACTCAGCAATGGTTCGGTTAGTTGTTTTGTGTACGCTGTTAAGCCTGTAAGTGAAAATGACATTTTCTTAAAATTTAAATTGTTAGAGTTTAACTAAAAAGGATTGAGTAGTTTTTCTCACCTTTTTCAGTTTTTGAAAAATTGTTTTTTTGAGCTACTACAGGATCAGGTGTCCCAGTAGGTTGCTCTGCAAGTGTCTGTGTCAATGATAACAGACCTTCGATAACTTTAGTAGCTTTGGCAAGACGTACCTCATAATCAGCGAACTTAGTTTCGTATGCACTGAACTTTTGATTAGTAGCAGTTTCAAAGGCTTGAAATTTTTCTTTCATGTCCTTACCCATGTCCTCTACTACAGGCGCGCCTTCAACAGGTTTCATTTCAGTGATAACACCATTTTCACCAACTACGATAACAGTACCATCTTCTAAGGTATGCTCACCTGCAGGAGCAGGTTGGCCTGCAATAGTTACAACGCCACCAACACCCATTTCGGTAATCTCTACCTCAGTACCATCTTTTAATTTTGCCTTCATAGGCACGACCATTTCAGGAGCTTCAGCAGGCATATCAGCACCGCTTACCAACTCCGAAAAAGTCACTTTAAGTTTTTCAAGTATTTCTTTTGTATTCATAAAACGGTTTTATATCCTTATATGGATGAAATCTTACTTTATTCCTTTTAACACCTCTGAAATTTCTATTAAGGCAGTTTCCTGATTAGTATCTAATAGCTTGGCAATCTTATTGAGTGCCTCCTCCTCTGGAGTTAAAGCCGACTCATAATCAAACATTCCCTCAACAGAAAACCCTTTAAGTTCGCCTGACTTAATCTTATCCCATACTTTTGGATTCTCTACGTAGAACGAACCAAACCATGAACCATCGGCCACATCCTCAAATCCTACCATTGGCATGATGCCTCTTTTCTTATCCACGATAAATGACTCAAACATAGTAACCCCATCCACTACCTTATTGGAATCGTGCATTAAATTAACCTTTGCCATGTTTCCCCTTTTGCTCCACTTAATGGCTATCGCCTTAATCGTATCTGCTGAGAATTTAACGTAATGTTGTCCGAATTGCTCGTTATTGCGAAAAATTAGCTGATCTGCCAACATAAGTGGCCCTGATATTATACGTTCATCTTCACTAACAACTTGGAACTGAGCAGACATTTTTTCACTGTCTATTTGCTGAAGTTTATTTTGCGCCCAAGCTATTCCTTCATCACCACCCCAAGCCAACCACATCAAACGGCCACATCCATCACCTAATTCCTTCTGTGAGTTTTGTCTGTGACGTTCAAATGATGCCATACGTGCTATCGTTTCTCTTGAAAGATTTTCTCTGTTAGCTAACATTGATGCTCTGCGTTTACCAGTTGCTTCGCCACAATCACCCCATCCGTTTTGTTCTGCCCATCTTAAAGCTATCTTAGCATTCTCACTGGCTTGCTTTGGATAGTCGTTATAGGTTTCCTCTGCAAAGTGTTGCTCCCATATTGAATAACAAATTGCAGTCGCTTGATCGGTATCTTTACCCTCACTAACCACATACGATATGCAACGTGGGATAAAGTCTGTTTCATGTTCTCCTTTGGATGGTTCAATAAATTCATCTTTGAAAGCTAAGAAGTCACGCTGAATGGCAGGATTATCTACAAGTGCCACATACGATACCTCGCTTTCATCATTCATACTATCATTAATTTTCAATTCGTAAATCGGTAACTTTTCCATTTTATTTGTTTTTTAGTTTATACGAGCAGCTCTATTTAAGCGTTTTATTCTTTCCTGATTTCCTGATACATCGGACTCAACTACGAATGCCCTTGTCGTTGCGTTTCCTGTCTGATTGATTAACTGTTGATTGAGTGCAGTCGATGACATTTGCGGAGCTACTGGAGCAGTTCCCCCTACTGATGGCATAGAACCTCCACCGCCTGCACCTGGTACTTTTGTAGCCACGATTGCCTTTACAGATTTTATACCATTGGCTATGGTAGCGGCTACGTTTGCTAATTTAACTATAGTATTTGCAGGTTCAGGAAGTACTGCCTTTGCCCTCAAAACCTCTGTAGCACCTAAGTAAGTATTAATTGTAGCTTGTGCAATTCCTAATGCTTTACCTACTGCAGTCTGTTTTCCTACTACTTCACTCAAAGCACTCATAGCATTACCGACAGCATTGAACTGGGCTATCTTTGTTTGTGCTTCTGCTTCTGCTATTTTTTTACGTTCCTCAGCATTAGTTTTTTCAATCTCTGTTAATTTACCCTCATGCAGAACATTTAACGCTTCTTTACGTGTGTTAAATTCTGCCTCTGTTATTTCCTTATTGTTTAATGAATTGTAAAGGTTATCAATCTCATTCTGATATCTTATCGCCTCCTCCTCTTGTCTTTTTACTCCTGCATCTTTTATCTGTGAAAGCCTTGCCTGAGTAACAAGGTCGAAAGTTTCCTTTTCAGCTTTTAGTTGTTCATCAAGTTTCTTTTTCCTATCCTCTGCATCCTTCTTATCCTGCTCCTCTTTTTTCTTTTTATCATCTTCAGCGTTCTTTGTTTGCAATGCTCTTAAATCAAGGATATACTTTTCCTCCAGTGCCTGAATTTGCTTTGCCTTTAAGTCTGCTGATGCCTTGCTATTTTCTATATCCTTTTTAGAGTTTTCTAAATCAATCTCAAGTTTTAACTCAGCTCTTTTTCTTTCATCGGCTATTCTTAATAAGGTATTCTCTTGTTGAGTTTTAAGCAAATCCTCATTGGCTTTTTTATTAGCCTCTTTTACTTCATCATTATGTTTCTTATCAGATTCTTTTTTCTTTTTATTGGCATCTGTTTCGGCTTGTTTTACCTCCTCCTGATGTCGATTAATCATGTCAAGTCTATCACTGTAAGACTTAGTCAATGATTCATTTGATGATTTTAATACTTCACGCGCTTTTTTTACATTATCCTCCTGTGCTTTTATTACTTCATCATCCGCATCAGCTTGCTTTAAACTTGCTAATCTGTTCTTTTCTTTTTCAACTGTACTCAAAGCAGTTACAGCAGTAGCTTCAGCAGTAGCAATCTTTTCATCTATGAGTTTTTTCTCAAGTTCTCTGATAGCTTTAGCACTCATACCACTTGCCTTTGCCATTGCAAGTTCATGCTTTTGCCTACGTTCCATTGATTCGTTGGCTTCATCAATAGCTTTCTTTTGAGCTTGTATTGCCTTAGATGATTCTTTAACCGCCTTAGCTTGTGCCTCTGCCTCCTCGCTACTTTCTTTAAAGTATTTAATCAACATCACTATACCCGATATCAAAGCAGTAATTGCCACAATTATAGCACCCAATGGATTTGCTGACATAGCTGCATTCCATATCCTTTGAGCAACTGCACTGGCTTTTTGAACTATTGATAAATTACTTATAACTGCTCCTAAATTCTTAAATGCGTCTATTGATTCAGTTACTGCACTCAACCCCTGACTTAATGCCATAGCGGATTGAACCTTTAACATCATCTTTTCGACATTCTCTGTTTCCGCACCCATTAAACCCATAGCACCCTGCACCGCACTAAATCCACCTGCTACACCACTCAATGCCGAACTAAACGCCTGAAATTTTTTATCAGGATTGAAAGCATCTGTTAAAGCCTTTGCATCTCCGATTCTGTCTTTTAGTTCTGATGCCCTTTTAGCCGCTTCAACGGCTTGCTTTGAAGTTTCTCCAAACTTATCAGCCATCTTTTGAACGTCTGCCTGTGCCTCTTTAAGTTGGGCCTTTAAACTTTTGACACTGCCTTCCGCTTTACTGCTGTCTGTTTCTACACTAAGTACAACCGTTTCTTTAACTGCCATTTTTTATATTTTAAATGTCCTTTACTAATCTTACCGAAAATCCATAGTTCTTATCTATTTTATCGCCTTGTCCTACATTGGTATTATCATTCAACCCCTGCATGAAAGCTAAATCTTCATCGTAAGCATCTGAAGTCCAAAATCTTGCCCTTGTCTTTAAGTAATCAGATGAGCCATACTCATCACGATATCCTGCACCTAAAGCAGTAAACCCTGTCTCATTAGTTCCATTATTGGTATTCCAATGGGTAGTACCTGCTTCTTTTATCTTGTAATAGTTAGCACTGATGTAAGTGTCCAAAGTGTTAAAGTCCGCTTGTGTAGGTACTCTCCATCCTTCAGGAGCTAAACCTCTCGCATCATTTACCGCAAACCAGTTGTAAAGTTTGCCATAAGTTATACCATAGATTGTCTTATTCTCATAGTAACACCATGCACCCTCTGTCGCATTCGCCCATTCTGTGTTATCTGTTATCTGTGGGATTTCATCACCATTGGCATAATAGGAAGTATCAAGGTTATTCAGTTTCCATATCTGACCATTGATATTGACTTCAGGATCATCCGAACCATTTACTGTGTTATCATATGTCGTGTAGATGACACGGAGTAATTCAACTGTACATATTTCCCCTGGAGTGTAGTCCACGATTTTGGATAGTCGGTATAAAACCCCATCCAGGAATATAAATTTTGAGAACTCAAGGTTAAAGATATCAGTGTCATTTAGTTTGAATTTTGCAGTTACTAATCGTGAATCCTTATCGGTTATCTCAGCTAAGTAAGATGAATAATAAGCATTGAATAAGTTATTACCCAAAGCACCTGATGCCAAAGTGAAAAAAAGTTCTTATATCACTTCCAGGAGCATCAGGATCATCCAAATGTCCTGCATAGGGATAGCGTACATAACCTGATACTAAAGTACCGCCTGTGTCATTCAATATGCTCCATGAGTCAACACCTTCAGGAATAAGTTTGCACTGCATTATCCTGATATTGCTATTCACTCGTTCCTCATTCTGACCAATGGTAGCACCATCCCACTTCATAATGGTAGGCACTATCTTATCCTTTCCTACATATCCCAATAAAGGAGTGGAAGAGAAAATTACATCCGTAGTTTGGCTATCCTTTGCAAATTCTAATTGATTATCATACTTCCTATCTCCGTACCCCTCATTGTATCTTTTCTTATACAACTCGTTATAGTAATCATTATCGGATTTGTACTTTAATTCATAATACCTGGAGTTTATTTCCGACATCGGCTTAATACGTATCGGCTGACTTCTGTCTAACTTTAAAGACCAGTCAATATAAGTATCTGAATTTAGATTGTAGAACCAAGTCCACGGCTCAATCTTCAAATGTTTCTCTTTGTACTTATCCTCTGTTACCATCAAATAAAATAGCTTTAACAAAGAAGCAAAGAAGTCTTTTTGCATCACGTTCTTAGGGATGGCTCTCGATAGTTCTACTGTATTATTTAATACTATTGGAGCTGTAATTGGATATGCACTTTGAATTGTAAAAAAATTTGAAGTACCATTTAAAGTCGCATTTATATTAGCAGGAAATGGATAGCTATTATTGTTGATTATTAAATCAAATCTTAATTGTATAGTATCATTTGTATTTAAAGTATAGTTTAAATCTAAATAAAAACCTGGATATAAAATCCCTCCTCTGTCGAAATTATCTATAAAAGTTCTTGAAATACGAGGGACTCCATTTATGTATATCTTTAAATACATTGTTACTGTACCTTCTCCATTTCCATATATCTGTAATGTGAAATTTTGACTTACATAAAAATTCAAATTCGCAGATTGTCCTGTATAAGTATATGTTATATTGTCGCTTGTATTAAATAAACCTCCATATTCTTCACTAATATTTACATAATTATTATTACTTGTTAATACCTGTGCATTTTGTTGATTAAAAGTATTTTGATAATAAGTATTTCCTTTGAACAAATCGCTTGTTATAGTCAATAATTCGCTTTCATTATGCGGAATAATTAACCTCTTAAAAAAGTCAGTTTCAAAAAACTTGCTTTCGTATGTGTATCCTGCTCCTGTTATTATTTTATGGATGTATTCACGAACGAATAAAGCAGGTCGAAATGTCTTAAACTTGTAACTTATTTTATCAGTGGAGTAAGTTCCGTAATCAATAAGAGGATAGTAAACACCGCATCCGCCTTTGTTTATTATTGTAAACTTTACTTTTATCGTACTGCCTGGAGTTCCTGTTAATGCAGTTGATAGATAAATAGTTGTCTTTGGAGCATTAGGATTGTAAACTACTGATGTTACTGTAGAGTTACCATAGTCAGTGTTAGTAGTTGCATTCTTTACATTAACTGAATCCCCTGGCTTTATCATTAAAGACAAATCTTCATCAGTAAATAATTCAACCACTAAAGGTATAACAGCATCAGACAAACTATCTGGACTAATGTAAATCCAATCAGGTTTGTCATCCCATCTGTCTGTGATATTTGCGACTGTGTACTGATGGTTATAAACACTGAAATCCAAATCCTCTAACTTCTTATTTGAAAGTGATGTATAAAATCCTCCCAATTCACCAAAGATAGCCACTTCATATTCTATACTATCGCCATCCCTGATTATCTCCAGT